GGTGAATGGCTACAAAACGAAGCCGGTCAAATCGCCGCCGCCCTTCGTACTGCTGCCTTGTACTGCAAACGCGACAGGCTGATCTTGCTATCGCTAGCAGATGAGCTTGAAGCCCAGTAGTCAGACCCACTAACCAACTTCTAATTTCCGCCTAATTAGGAGTTGACACAGGGCCGCTCTCTCCTACTACACTGCACACGTTCCACCTAATGAACATGTACATCCTTTCTGAAGCTCAGTTTGATCAGGTCATCAAGGCTCTTGATGCTGCTCGCTTTGCTCTTGATACGTGCCAGCACGTCGAGCTGGATCTGACCAATCCCAAGCAGACCATCCCGCTGCCTGCTGGTGAGCAGGTTGTACGGACAAAAGCCGTACGCCAGTCTCAAAGTAAGACTCGTAAGTCCAGCCGCAAGGGTCGGCGTGGAGTGTCGGTGTTGACCGACGTGAAGGTGCTGGAGATCAAGCGCCAGCTGGCTGCCGGTGGGAAGTCGGTGGGCAAGATCGCTAAGGAGTTCGGCGTACATCCGACAACAATTAATTGTATTAAATGGAATAAAACTTGGAAGCATGTGCAACTTTCTCAAGATGTAATCGCCGCAGAAGTAGCTAACTGATGGCAATTCTGTGTGATATTGATATTCACACACTGGCCCGGAGGGAGCTTGTCACTCCCTTCGATCCAGATCTTGTGAATCCCGCGAGTCTTGATGTGAGACTCGGTGAGAACCTACTGGTGGAGATACCAACTTCCCCAGAGTTGGTTCCGTACTCCATTGCTGGGCATACGAAGGAAAAACCTTTCATGCTCCAGCCGCACGAATTCGTGCTTTCTGAAACGCTTGAGGAGTTCAAGCTGCCTGACTGTATTGCTGGGCAGCTGGCACTCAAGTCGAGCAGGGCTAGGGAAGGTATTGAGCATTTGCTTGCTGGGTATATCGACCCTGGGTACTGCGGGAGGCTAACGCTGGAACTACAGAACGCGCGTTCCATGCATCCGGTTGCTCTGTGGCCTGGGATGCGGATTGCGCAGATCGTGTTCCATCGGATGACGATGCTGCCGTCCAAGGACTACTCCCACACTGGGAGGTACCAAGGCGACAAATCTGTTCAGGGATCCAAAGGATGAGCGATTCAGTGTGTCGTCCCCGGCACTACACCGCCGGGAAGTTCGAGGTAATTGAGGTGCTGGAGGACTGGTCGCAACATGCGCCAGACCCTGTTGCTGGTTCGCTCCAGTGGCAGTGCCTCAAGTATCTAAGTCGGATGTGGCTCAAAAAAGATGCCCTTGAGGACGCGCGAAAGTGCCACTGGTATCTCACGCGGCTGATCAATCGACTGGCAACTGAGGCCTACCGCAATGGCTAACACTCAACTGATGACTGTGGTCGGAACCGCGATCACACCAGGAACTAGGTGCATGTTTGCCCTCTTGGGGTTATTGGCACTTTTCTGTCCTGGTTATGTCGTGGTCGTATTCCTTAAGTCCTTTAGCAGTGCAATCCAGCGACTTTCTTTTGAAGATCGCTGCGCCTTGACTGCGTTGCTTCAGCTGGACTGATGAGGCACTGGTGGCGGATTGTCGCCAAGGCCCTGGGAGAGAAGGCGCACCAGCACGACCGGATTGCTGATCAGGTTGCACTGGTGCGTTTTTGTATCTTGGCGGCCTACATGATCACAAACATTTTCATTTGCGCAGGCGTTATTCGGCACTGGAATGGCTGACTATTGCACTCACACATTCAGAAAAGTTGTTTCGACGTACAACTGGGCTAACGGCTCCAGTCTGAGAACGTACCGGCTGCGCTGTAAGTGCTGCGGCTTTCGCTGGAGCGTTTACTACGACACCAAGCTTCAGAAGGAGGTGGAGGTTTCCGACACGTCGGATAGTCGACCGCTGAACCAGAAGCGTCTGACTCCAGCCGAGGTGAGAACGATCCTCATTGATCCAAGGAGTGGGGCGGAACTTGCCAAGCTGTTTGGGGTTAGTCATCAGGCAGTCAATCAAGTTCGAACTGGGCGGGCCTATCGCAGGCTGTGGCCGGAGCTTCCCCGGAAATTTCCGGAGGAGCACTACCCCACTCCGGCACAAAAGGCAGAAAGTAAGAGGACTACATGCCAGAAGTGCGCGCACTGGTGGCAGAAAAAGTGTGGACTAGATGTTCCAGAAGCTGGTGGAACTTTTGCGGAGGATTGCTCGTTTTTTCAACTTGATGAGTGATGGCCATTTCGATCAACAGCAGGCCGTGCCAGAAGTGCGGCAAGCAAACCACAAACCCGGTGATGTGTATGAAGTGTTATCGCTCCAGTGAGGCAGGGTTACTGGAGATTCGCATGGAGAGGTTACGGATGAGTTACAAGCCCCAGGAGGATGGGGGGCCGTGTCGGTGTTGCGTGCACTGGGATAAGCGGTGTCTGCTGGGACTTCCCGAGGGTGGGACACTCGCGGCGGCTGAGCTGTGTTCGGCGCGGGAGCTGGAAAGTCTGCTAGAGTAGTAGGGTACAAGTTGCCCTACCAGGCTTGGACTTCCTTCAAGGCATCGAGCACCTCCACACGCTCGCCGATGAGAAGCTGATTGCTTTCGACTCGGAGACAACGCAGCTCCAGCCAAAGATGGGCGGGATGCGGTTATTGCAGTTGGGCGCTCCAGGTAAACCGCCTGTGGTGCTCGACTGTTTTTTGTTGGATGACAACGACTGGATTGAGGTCGAGGAGTTCTTCAGCGTGGAGCGCACGTGGGTGGCGCACAATGCTGTTTTTGATCTCGGCTGGCTCCAGGAGCATGAAATTTATCCGGCGGGCAAGGTTTTGTGCACCATGCTGGCTAGCCGCATCCTCACCAATGGGATGCCGAATGTGAAGCACGGGCTCCAGCACTTGGTAAAGCGCTACCTGCACGAGGATATTTCTAAGGAGGAGCAGAAGAGTGACTGGTCCGGGGATCTGACCGAGAGTCAGCTGGAGTATGCCGCCAAAGATGTGCTGGTGCTGCTCGATTTGTACGAACAGATCCAGCAGCGGATGGCGACGGCGGCGCTCCATCCGGCTTGGTACTTGGAGTGCAATGCGCTTCCGGCGATGGCGCAATTATGGCGAACCGGCCTTCCCTTTAATAAGGAGGCGCTTATTAAACTTATCGAGGATTTGGATATTGAGCACCACGAAGTAGGCGAGAAGTTTATTGAGGATTTTGACGCGGCGTTGCCGGAAGGGCACAAGCTGTGTCGTGGGATTGACGGGAAGTTGTTGTACCAGACGAAGCCTGGGCCGAAGGGTAAGAAGGTGGATCCAGATGTGTTTAACCTCAACAGTCCTGCGCAGTTGTTGAAAAAGTTCACGGCGCTGTTGGGTGAGCCGCCGATGGATGCCAAGAGTAATAAGCCCAGTGCCAGCAAGTTAGCGCTTCAGGAATACGTGGGCGATCACAAGGTTGTGGCGGACTATTTGAGATGGAAACGAGTGGAGAAACGTCGGCAGATGGCTGAAACTTTGCTAAAGAATTTGTCCCCTGATGGATCTATCCGCGCTAGTTATATGCAGATGGGAGCTGATACAGGTCGAATGTCATGTATGAGCCCTAATTTACAGCAAGTACCTAGAGATTCACGCTTTCGCTTATGTGCGCAAGCTCCTGAAGGGTGGAAATTTGTTGTTGCTGATTATGGCCAGATGGAATTGCGGCTTGCGGCTGCAGAAGCGCAGGATTCTTTAATGATCCGGGCGTTCCAAGAGGGACAAGACCTTCATACGCTGACTGCGATGCGGATTTATGGGGTGTCGGAGGATGAGGTTACAAAAGAGCAACGACAAGTCGCAAAATCGGCCAATTTTGGTCTCATCTTCGGTAGCGGGGCAAAAGGACTTAGAAACTATGCGGCAGGGATGGGGATCCAGATGGATCTTGATGAGGCTGCGGAGGTGCGGGAAAAGTTCCACGCTGCATATAAAGGCATCTCCGCATGGCAGCGCAAAAATGCTCGCGATGCTGATGCGGCTAAGGACAATCCATCTATCCGCATACGCATCTCGGGCTTGCGGAGGTTTTTACCGGGCGAGAACAATAAACTCACCACGCGCTGTAACAGCCCCGTGCAGGGAGCTGGCGCAGCAGTCCTCAAACTTACGCTCGGCAAGTTGTGGCCGTTGCTCCACGCAGACGGGGAGGACGTGGTGCGTTTGGCCGGCGTGGTGCATGACGAGGTGCTCTGCCTTGTCCGCGAAGAGCACGCAGAGAGATGGGCAAAAACGCTTTCCTCTGTAATGGAAGAGGCGGAAGCCAAGTGGCTTGGAGACATACCCCCGCTAGCGGAAGCGAAGATCGGGGATACTTGGCAAGAGGCTAAGTAAGGATATAGTTGTGGGGTTGCGGCGCTCGAACGCCCAACCCCCGACCAACCGCGTTACCGGCTGATGGATCAGAGTATAAAGGCTCGCTTTTGGGCCAAGGTTGACAAGTGCGGTCCTACTGTTGCGCACATGGACTCTCCGTGTTGGCAGTGGATTGCTGCGGGTAGAACCTACGGCGTTTTCCAGTATCTGAGCAAACCATTTTCAGCGCATCGTTTCAGTTTTCTGCTTGCTAATGGGTACTTACCTCCTATGGTTCTACATAAATGCGATAACAAAAAGTGCGTAAATCCCGATCATTTGTACGCTGGTGATGCCTTAGCAAACGGTGCCGACGCTTCCGCTAGGGGACTACTTCCGATAGGGGAAGCTAACCACAAAGCAAAACTTACGCCGAACCAGGTTCTGGAGATTAAACGGCGTGTTGCTTCCGGACAGTCTCTACTTAGTGTGTCTAAAGACTTTCCCGTCTCCTACCAAGCGGTACGCCAGATCATCAAGGGCAAAGCATGGAAGCACGTGACGCTTTAATCGAAGAATACGAGTACCGAGTGCGGATGCACCCGCGCCACGGTGGCACCCATGACCTATACGTTGTGGCTCCAGATGCTTTCGCCGCGAGGATGAGGGCTCTGGAGCTTTGTCCTGATCAGCATGTGCAGTCGATCTTGCGAGTCTCAGAGTTAGACGCATGAGTCTTCCACGTACCGGTCGCGAACTGGTGATGGAGTGGCTGATGCGGGAGATTCGCTTGGCCAAAACCAGCGATCTGCATCGGATGGCAGCGTTTTTGGAGTTTGCGCGGCGGGTGCGGAAGGGTTCCAGGCAGCAGAGAACTGGGGCGAGGCTCGCGCAGTCGAATTCGTGGCGGAAAGACGTGGACGAGGACGTGCGTTGGCGCGTCTAGTGTGTCGCAGTATGCTACTGTGTAGGAGACTAGAGAGTCAGCAATGCCGCTGAAGCACGGATCAAAAATTTATTGCCAGTTGCTGCTTGACAGTCATCGCTACAAGTTGGCTGAGCAGCTTGCAGCCAGTGAGGGCAAGCGAGTAACCGGAATGTTGCGGGATATGGTTTACGCCGCTTTGGAGAAGGCCGTTCCAGTGTCGGATTACAAGGCTGCGGAAGCTGCTGATAAGGCGGCTTGGGCGGAGTCGGTGCAACGGCGGGTGCAGGGAAGGATGCGCTCCAAGCAAGAAGGAGATGTGTCAGAAACTGACGCATGAGACTCAGTTGTGTTTCGATACATACAGCCGCAGACTAGGCGGAGGCACTAGATTCACACAGTAGTCACTCAAGAGCAATGACGCGCTATGTCGTCATGGTCGAGGATCGCTGGGTTACGGCGGTTTACGGCCCTGGTCAAGGAATTGGTCTCACCGCATCCAAGGAGGATGCATCCTCGTGGGTCACATATGAACGAGCTGTCGCTGCGGCGAGAGTTGTTGCTCAGTGCGTTAACAGCAATGTTGCTGTGCATAGCGTTGATGAACCCGCCTATCCCCGGTCATGGAAGTAGTGCCGTTCCAGGAACAACTCGATCCGGAGCTGCGGCTCGGTGAAGGTCGCTCACGTACCAGTGCAGAAAAAACAGCCTTGTTTGAGCTGAAGATTTGGCTGCCTGGGCAGGGGGCAATGCGGGATTTGATTCGGGCGGAGTCGCTCCAGCAGGCGATTACGTTTGCCACGAATCGTTACCCGAATTGCAAGGTTGAGGTGCCAGAACAGACGGCGAAAAAGCCTAGGCTGGTGCGCTCGAAGCGTGGGCCGAAAGAAACGGCCCGGCGAAACTTGAAACTCGTGGAGGCTAAGCGTGAGCAATCCTGAAATCGCTGACTGGGCTCGCCAAGCGTGGGGCCAAGTGATCGTGGACCAAAATCGGGCGGATTTGCTCGAAAAACTGTACGAGTGGGATGGGCGCTCCAATCTTGAGCATCCTTACCACCACACGTACACCGGGTTGTACCTCAAGTACAACCAGC